TGGCCCTACCACCCTCCACCGCCGCGCGCCCTGCTGCGTCGGCTGTTCAGCTATAACAAGTTCATCGGGGACGCTCGGCAGACTGTGAATCTGTTTATTCTTCTCCCGCTCCTCGTGCTCGATTTTGGCGAGAAGGGCGGCTTCTGGGGTGTCATGCTCTGCGCGGTTTAAGCATTCAGAAAACGCGCAATCAAGCGATGGTCCAATAACCCACGTATCACCATCTGTATGATCCCAATCTTCATTAATCGGCATAACCCGCAACTCACCCTCAGGCAGCACGCGGTCCTCGTAGCGGAGGAGGGCGATTAGAGCGGCGGTGCGGGTGGGGAATACAATGCTTTCATTTGGTTGTGTGTCACTTCTTTCGCCGGTGGGTAAAATCCAAATGGCTGTGTTGTCGTAAACACAAAACCAATTGCCTACCGATTGAACCCTAAACTTGTCAAACTCATACCCCGTCACTCGCGGGTCGTTCGCTGCGTCGTTCATCACTTTCCTCCTTGGTTGGTTGCTGTATGGTTGCGCCCGCCCCGATTCGTTACTCGGGGCGGGCAAGGGAGACTAAACCAGCGCCAAGTCGCCGCTGTACATTTCGATCTCTTCCCAAAGTTCGTAAAGCGCGGTTAAACCATGGCGATCCTCATAAACACTTTCGGCGGGCAAGCAAACCAAGGCGGTTCCGGGTTGCGCGTTGCGGCGGGCTTCGATGATGAACATCTTAAGTTCGCGATCGGTGAGTTTGCTGGCGGCCTTGTAAGCCTCTTCCATGATGCGTTGCTTGGTCATTTTCTTTCCTCCGGTTTGGGTTGCCGTCTCAACTGTGAACCCACTTTAACGCAGATCGTGCGCCCTGTCAAGGACTTTTTTCTGGCTGCATATTGGCCCATAGGCAGATGCAGATTGCCTCGGCCTCATCCTCGTTAAGGTCTTTAGCGCCCGTTACTTCCTGCGCTAGTTTCATCGCGGCTTCCTTGGCTGGTTTGGACTTGGTGCCGAATCCCATACCAGACCGCCATGTTGCAGGGTAAACGAATTCGGTGGTAAATCCTACCGATTCGGCTAGGTGCTCGATACCGCCCCGGCACCCCTGCATGGCGTTTTCGGTCTCCCGATTAGGTCCAAATCCGCCCGCTTCGATGCAAACGTGCCGCATCCCGTCCTCCCATGCGCGATTTAGGCAATCGAGAATGCGCACAGCGCGACGATCTCCCCTCGCCTCGACACCTACCACCACCCCGGCCCCGCTTTTGCCCTGACGGCTTGCTGAGGCTTTCAAATCGCCATCGGGCGGCATGCACTCGTAAAGCGCCCACGGGGCGCCGTCATCGTCGGGTCGCTGCCATGCTATCCGGTGAGGCTTCGCTAGGCCGGGGTCAATACCAACAGCAAAAGGTTTAAAACGCAAGGTCGTCATCCTCATAGGTATTTTCGATGTCGTCAGTGATCGGGGCGGGCGCGGAAAGGGCTGCGGCTTGCGGCTCAGGATCGCGGTGCCCCCAGATGCGTTGCGTGGGTCGCTCGTAGTTGAGCGCCACTGGACCCGTTGCGCCGTTGCGATTCTTCGCCAGAAAACTGCACAGCAGCATTTCACGATCCGCGCCGGGATTAGCTTCGATGAAGCTATCCGATTCCTTATCCGTGGGGCGCGCCAAAAAAAACACCTTGTCTGCGTCCTGCTCGATGCTGCCCGACTCACGCAAATACTTAAGCGTCTGCGGGCCAAGCTGGTCGCCGTCGCCTGCGCGGTTCATTTGGCACAGCGCGATCACGGGGCATTTTTGATCACGCGCCAGCGCCTTGAGTCCCGCGCTAATCTCGGCAACCTCCAGATGGCGTTCCCTAGTTTTCCCGCCACCCTTCACAAGCTGGAGATAGTCCACGATGATCAACCCCTTGCCGTGCTTGCGTTGGCATCGGCGCGCACGTCCGCGAATGTCCCAGATACTAGCCCGGCTGGAATCGTCCACGTAGATCGGCAACCGCGCTAGGTCATTTCCTGCATCGGCTACGTGTCCAAGCGATTCCTTTCCCCTGAATCCACTCTGGAAATTGTCTAGCGGTGTGCCGGCCATTTGCAGGAGTAGCCGCTGACAGAGGGTCTCGGCGCTCATTTCGAGGCTTGCGAAGTAGACCGGCGTACCAGATTCCGCCGCCACACGCGCGAGGTGGAGTGCAAACGCCGACTTGCCCACAGAAGGCCGCGCCGCAACGATCACCAATTCGCCCGCCGTCCAGCCGCCGGTCATCTGGTCAAGTCGGCTGATGCCGCTAGGTATACCCTGGATCTTGCCGTCTGCCTCGATCTGCCGCTGGAGTTGCAGCACAACATCCTCAACACTATCGCCGAGCGCGTGCGTGTTGTCGCCAACCACCGCGCCAGCTAGACGGTTCTCCAAATCCGCGAGCGCCTCCATGATGGCGTTTGGTTCGGCCTGCTCTTGGGCGAGCGCGCCGATAGTGCGGCATCCAGATTCCGCCTCGCGGCGAACATGGTGCGCCAGCACAGCGCTCGCGTACTTCTCCGCGTTTGCGCTGGTCTGGCAATGTTGCGCCACCTGCGTTAGCTCTACCATTTGGCGAGTGGTTAGCGCGTCGGCTAGTAGCGTTGCATCGTAGCGCCCGTGCTCGTTGTACACGCCGATCATGCGCTCGTAGATCTCACCTAGTAGCACGTTGCCGAATACAACGCCGGACGGCCCGAGCACGTCGCGCACGTCGTCCACAACATCTGAATTGATGTACATGCTGCTAACGGTTGCGGCTTCTACTTCGTTGCTAGTCATATCAGTGATCCGCCCAGTTGATGCCGTTGGGGGTGGGCGGCGGCGTTTCGATCTCGTCGTCCCACCGTTCCTCGTTTAGCCATGTCGCCGGATTGGGAATGAACCCGTCCTGCCAGCGCTTAGACTTCGGCTGCTGCCGAACAGCGTCGAGGATACGTGCGCGGAGTTCGGCGTCGGGTTTGATTTTCTTCCATGCCGTCCGCGCCGCACCCTTGCCGACTTTGTTGGGGTACGCTTTCCAGAATTCATCGAAACCCAAAAGCGCGCGACAAGCCGCCGTCGTTTTGACGGCGCGGTCTGCTTCTGCTTCTGCTTCTGCTTCTGCTTCTGCTTCTGCTTCTGCTTCTGGGGCGTCACTTTGGCGTCGTGTTGGCGTCAAGTTGGCGTCAATGGTTATAAACCCTGCCGCTGCAAAGACTTCCAAATCAGGGCAATTTGTCATAGCGCACATGCGCTGAATCAATTTAGGGTCAGACGGTATAACGCCATCACGGTCAGCCGCGAGCATCCACATAGCGACAAGCTGCCCCCTTTGGGCGTCGGTCAACATCACCCAATCAGGGTTTAGCATCATGCGTCGGTGTATCTTAATCCACGGAGGCGGCGGGCGATCTTTCCGATAGCTCTGCCACTTATCCCAATTCCGAATGGGTATATACTTCATCTGCTACCCCTTCCAGTTCCACCGCGTTGTGCGCTCCTTGTGTGCCACACCCACCATTAGCATTCACCCGTGGTTAGCGCCAACTGACCTTGCTGTTCAGCCTGCGCGGACGCTAGATTCTCCGCCGCTACCCGAAAGTAGCTTGGCTTCAACTCGAACCCAACAAACCTGCGCCCGAATCGCACCGACTGATAACCTTCACTTCCGATGCCCATAAACGGGCTAAGCACCAAGTCACCAGGCGCGCTCCAAAGTTTGATGCAGCGCTCAATCACTCCAAGTTGCAGCGGGCATAAATGACGTTCGTCTTCATCATCCCTAGCGCATTTCACGTTCAACACCTCAGTTTCACGGATGCCACCCGGCACCCCCGCCATCCTGCGATACCAGACAGGCGCAGCCCATTCGCACCATTCGCGCTCAGTAATCCAGCCGTCAGGGTTTGAATACTTCTCCGAAATGCCCGCCCGAATCGGCACGTCGTTGTCTCCATCCTTGCGGAAATAAATGATGTAATCCGCTAGGGCCATCCGCATCATGCTGGCGTCGGTTGCTAGACTCTTGAACAATAGCCCACGTTCTTTGTTGCGGGTTGCCTGAATCTGTGGATTTTTGTCAATCGTCACCTCGCCAGCGAAACGCCAGCCGTCACGCACAAACGCGCGGATCACGTCGCCACGGTAATCGTGCAGGCCTATCCATCCCTCTCGACTCTTCATAGCCGTAAGCTGGCACAGATGCACACAGCAAAGCCGCCCCGGCATCGTCACGCGTAGCAACTCGGGAATCAGATGGGAGAAGTGCTCCATCATTTCCTCGATGTTTCGCGAGTTGCCCATGTCGCGTTCACTGTCTGTGTACGCGTACATACCGGGGAATGGGGGACTAAATACGCTTAGCCCTACCGTATCATCCGGCACACCCTGCACTAGTTCAACGCAATCACCTTGATACGCCGAATACACACCCGGCACCTCTACTACTCCGTCTTGCAAATCTGACATCTGAACTTTCCTCCTGTTTTTTGTTATTCCGGTATCTCGATAATTCGCGGACGGTGGTAAACCTGCTTCACACTAGCGCGGTACTCATCACCCATGTGCTGTGCCAATTCGGTCATCATGGTTTCAACCATTTCTTGCTTGCGTCGGATGTTCCGCACGACTGCGCCCTCAGTGTCCGCACAGATGACGTGTGCTGTAACGGGTCGGGCTTGGCCGAAACGCCAGCACCGACGCACAGCCTGATAGTACTCCTCAAACGAATCACTCAACCCAACGAAGACCATCGTATTGCAGTGCTGCCAATTCATCCCCCACCCGCCGATGCTCGGCTTTGTTACAAGCACGCGGTGTTCACCGCTACTAAACCCAAGTAGTGCGTCTGTCTTCTTTTCGGCGGCGTCGGAGCCTGTCACCTCGATGGCGTCGGTGATTGCGTCGGTTAGTGCCTTGCTTTCATCATTCAGCCCGCACCAAACCAGCACCGGACCCTCCGCCGCGTTAGCAATTGCCGCCGCAGCCGCAACCCGCTCACCGATGCTTGCTTTTCGCGCCTTCTGGCGTTCCTGCAGCGTTTGAGCCTCCATGGCGAATAGGTCACCATCGACGGCTTGCCCCGCTACGGTGTGCTGTACAACGTCCAATGGTGGCAATACGTAGCCGTCATCGGTATCATTAAGATCACTCGGCATCCGTACCGCAGTAGCCCAACTCGCCATCCAGCGGTAAAATGGTCGCACCGCGTGCCGCCGAAGACGATACTTTTGGGTTGTGTTCCCGTCTTGGATAAAGAACTGCGCGATAACCTCCTTGCCGTTCATCACCCCCAAGAATTCGCTATGGTTGGTGATTTCGATCAGGTCATTCGGCGCAGGTGTCGCGCTACAGCACAACCGAAAATCCACATTCTCCGCCCATTCAGTTACCTCTTGGCGAAACTTTCCGCTGTACGATTTCAATATGCTGCTTTCGTCCAGCACGATACCGCCGAATTGGGAGGAGTCAAAGTGCGATAGCATCTCGTAGTTTGTTATCGCAATCTCTGTGTCTTCATCCAACTCGTTTTGATGCCGCACCACCCGCACGCGCGCGTATTCCCAGTGATGCGCCTCGGCTAGTGTCTGCCTACCAACGGCCAGCGGGGCCAACAATAGTACAGGCTTGCCGGTGTGTAAGGCCACCTCGCGTGCCCACTCAAGCTGCATAAACGTTTTACCTAGTCCGCAGTCCGCAAAGATCGCGGCGCGCCCGCGTTCACACGCACGCCTAACACACTGCTTTTGAAATGGCTTTAGATTGCTGTGTAGCGAGCCAGGAGCGAAACCAGCCGCAATGGGCTTCCACTCCTTGCTCGCCAAAAAATCAGCGTATTTGTTCATTCCCTCGACTCCTTATCCGTTCGCTCTGGCGCGTGGCGTTTCTTGGATTCCTTTTGCATGCACGACGAGCACATGCGGCGGCCATTATTTTGCAAATCCCACATGCCAACAC